TAGAACTTGAACATCTGCTAAATTATATAATAAGTTTAAATCTGATGTGCTTAATTTATTAGTTGAGAATGAGATAGCATTTGGATAATCTTTTCCAAATAATAATTCATTAACTACCCCTAAATCTGTTCCTGCTTCATGTACTACTTCAGTATGAAGTAAGAACCTACATTTATCTGCTTTTTCTTTAGGTAAAGAATCTAGGAACAATCTAAAAGCAAGCATTGTGTCTGGTATTTGTTTTCTTCTAATGTTTCTAGAATTAAAAAACATCATAAAGTCTACATCATCATCTCCAAATACCTTCTTTTTTACATTTTGTATTTCTTCTGAATTTTTGTCTATTGGAAAATAATGCTTTGAATTCAACCCATGAGGTACATATTTTATGATTTTATTTTTGGCTTTATCTCCTAAAACAATTTCATTTATATTTTTTGTTTGCTTTGATATTGCTAACAAGGCATCACATGATTCATAAAATGCTTTATTATATAATGGGGCAGGATAATCATCCCAAATGTTTAGATAAATTATAGGCATAACCTTTCTAATTTCATTTTCCATATTAAATAACCAAGTAAAATATCTTGGATCTGTTATAATAAAAATAGCATCTGGTTTTTCTAATTTAATTAACTGTCTAACTAAATCTGGATTACCATATCCATCAGTAGGATATAAAGTAATACTTGAATCTTCTAATCCAGTCTCTTTATTTGTGACTTGACTTAAATCAAACTTTTTACCATTGTCTGGGTGTTTTATAGCTCCTGCTATTTGAACCCAATTAAAATGTTGACAAGTATTAACAACCATTTCTTTAGCTACTGTAGCTACTCCTGAATGTACTCTTATATCATCACAAATTAATAGGATTTTTTTTCTCTCATTTTGAGGAAGGTATTTAAAACTTTTATTCATATTATTATAGTTCTAGATTGGTGTGGTTATTTATTTTTTTTCTAAATTCTTCATCTGTTAGATAAAGATAAATTGCTCTATCTGATAATTTTTGGAATGAGAATTTTCTTTTAACACATTCTATTTTAAAATTTTCAAATAAATCACTCTTAACTTTAACACTAGTAAGAGTCATATCTTTCTTTTCTGCCATTTTGGTTTATTTGGTTAATAATTATTTTATATAAATATATCAATATTCCTAAAGATCGCCGCCTAAACCGCATAATTCCTTATCTTCTTTAAAAGCGCAAAAAGTACAATTCCATTTACTTGGATTGGGTAACATTACCTTATCAGTATAACTACTTTCTTTAAAACAATCCTTTACAAAATCATGTATTGCATTTGTTGCTCTTGATCTTTTTATTTTTCCTGATGGTGGAGTGTATAATTGTACTCGTTTTTGGGGATAATCTCCACCTTCATAAACTTTTCTTCTAACAATAAAAAACTCAATACTAATATTATCTACAGGAACATTAAATTGCTCAGCAAACAATTTTTTATATAAAATAAGTTGGAATTGTTTATCTTCATCTTTTTTAACATAATCTAACTTCCAACCATTAGTTGAGGTTTTAATATCAATAATTTTAAATGTATTAGTAGGCTCATGATATAAAACAATATCTAAATATCCTATAAATAAAACATTTTGATTTGCTGTGGGTGGTAAAGTAATAGGTGTTTCTATTCCTGCTAGATGCCATCCTCTTTTTGAAAAGTATTTACCTCTATTCTTTTTTAAAAAATTTAAAATTTGAACACCATCATCATAAAACTCACTTAACTCACCAGGGTCTGAAAAATGTTGATTGTTATTTTTCTTATACTCATCCTTGTAATGTTCTCGGAGTTTATCTTTAAGCATTTCTAAAATATCTTCTCTATCAGCTGCTGCCCCACTTTTTTCATACATTACAGTTAAATAATGTTGAAATGCTTCATGTAGTGCTTTTCCAAATACAGTATGAATACTTGGAGCGTATTTCTTATGTCCATCTCTATATTGCAGAGCCCATTGTTTAGGACATTTCTTCCACATTGAATATTGTGAATATGAAATATTCTTTTGATAAGCGTAATTAACCTTTATAGGTTCATAACTTTTTATTTCTTTTACTATAGATGGAATTTTAGGCATCCTGAGTTTTAAATTCTATTAATTTATCTAAATATTGTTTTGCTTTATAAAGATCTTCTATTCCACCTTTATCCTTCCATCTAGTAACATATTTTACAATATTACCCTCAAAAAAATCTAAATTATGAGAATAAGCATAATCCCACATTTCTATTCCTTGATTATAATGTTTTGGATGATTTACATTAAATCCATTAGCATGTGATTCACCTTTCTCTCTTGATTTTAATAAATCTTTTATAAATTCATCTTCAATTTTTTCTTCAATCATTTAAGTAATTTTTTTGATTCTTTTTCTTCAATACCTGTTTCTCTTAATATTTCTTTTACTTTTTCATTTCCGAGAATATTAATATATGAAGGAATTTCTGATGTTCCAATCTTAAAATAGTCAGATAGTATTTCTATTAATTCCTTATTGTAGGATTTATTTTTTGATTTAATATATTTAAAATAACTTTTACGTTTTGGTATCATCTCTTTATAGAAATTGTATATTTCTTTTTTGTTATGAGGCATTAAAGACTGCGCATAATTAGCAAGTTCAACGTAATATAAGTTCATACTTATAAACCTATGTACCATGTATGAATTGAAATTATCCCAGTCTTTATCCGTAAATTCCTCAGCTGATGATTTATAGAGTGTTATCTCGTTTAACCAATCAAATATATTTTTTGTTTTATTTTTCAATAGAAATATCTTTATATTCTGCTCTTAATTCTTTAGGTAATGAGTCAGTTATAATTTTCTTTGTTTCCATATCATAAAATACTGGTATTGGCAAGATAGCGTCTTCTTCACCTCCTACTACAAATTTTGATACTTTTCTTAATACAAAAGCTTGACCGAATAATTTTCCTCCGTCAAAACCTTCAATTGATGTTGTTGCTCCAAAATCTATATTTGGTGCTTGTGGGTTTGGGTTGTTCATTTTTTATTTTTTATTTTGTTATACATTGTTATTAAGCAATCTTTGTCTAATTGGTTATGTTTTAAATACTTGTCTTTCCATTCTTGGGATTGTTGGTTATGATATGAAGGCCAAGAACCATCATATCTCATTTGCCATCTAAAACCTTCTCTTGACTCTACACTATCTACTTCTTCTTGAGTTATGTTATGATCACCTAATAATAATCTACATAAGTAATTCTCTTTTTCACAAGCAGTTAACATCATTTTACAAAACAACCATTTTAATGGTGATTTATCTGACAATGGTAAAGTATAGACTTGCCAACTTGTAAGATGAAAAGCATAAGCTGGGTAAAGTGCTCCTGCTAACATTACTTGAAACTTAGTCCAATATGTTCTTTTATCATAATGATATGCTGAAGTATAGTCTTTAGCTGGTATTGTTTTTAGTCCTAATACTTTACCTATTAATTTATTAGTTAAGAATCCTATCCATAGATAAGAAAGGTTTAATAAACAAAATAAGTTAGCATATAACTTTGAATTTTTACTATATAATGCTTTTACCCACAGCCACATATCAGGTGTCATTTTCATTCTTCTAGATAATCTCCATGGTGTTTTAGATGCTAATTCTGTCAATTCTTCTTGATCTCCATTAACTTTCAAAGCGGCAAATGCCATTGTTACTTGGTCTCTTGAAACATCATCTTCACCCCATCTACCTGTTGCTCTCATAGGTTGGTAAAACTCTTTTTTGAAATGGTGATTCTTTTTTACTTTTCTAAAACAACCTATAATGCCCTCTTTCATTTCAGGATCTTTCCATGTTATGTACGCTAATCCAGTTCTCCATAAAGCATCACCCTCTCCAAGATTACGTTCGTCTTCTTTTTTTCTCCAATCCCATGCATGTTCATACATCATTTTATGTTTGGTTGAAAATATTTTTTTGGAGACTACATCATCTCCTTTCTTTAAAGTGCTCATATTATTTGTGGTTTTTTGGTTTCTATTATTTTTGCTAAAGCGCTTGCTATGTTAATTTCTTTATCTATTCTAAAGTTTGAATGATATTGATGTTCGTTTAATATTACTGCTACACTTCCCTCTCTACCCTTAGCATATTCATGGGCATTATCAAACAGTGATCTATACAATTCTTCAAAGTCTTTAACTCCTGAGTCTGCAATTATTTGTCTTAACTTTCGATAATCAGTTTTTGGGTTTTTTAATTCTGTTAGAACTTGTTTTATATAATTGGATGATACCATGATTGATTCATCTAATACTAATTCACCATCCTTAATTGATAGCTGAATTGTATTTAGCATTTTTCGTATATCCGGATAATGGGTGTTAACTATGTTAACAAGAAAGTCTACTTTAAAACCTTTTCCTATTTCATCTATTATTATTTTATTTAGATGTTTTGCTACTTCTTGTTTACTTGGTGGAATTATTTTTAGTACCTGGCATCTTGATTGTAGTGGGTCTATTATTCTCTCTATAAAATTACACGTCATAATAAAACGTGTGGTTCTTGAAAATGTTTCTATTACATTTCTTAAAGACGCTTGCGCTTGAATTGTAAGGAAATCTGCCTCGTCGAGTATGACAACTTTGATCTGTCGAAACGAAGCAGTACTTGAGAAGTTGGTGACTTTATCCCTAATAGTTTCGATCCCACGTTCATCAGAAGCGTTAATGTATAAGTAATCGCAGTCCAAGTTATTAACAATGAGTTTTGCAAGAGTAGTTTTGCCTGTACCAGCGGGGCCATAAAATATGAAGTTTTGAATGTCATCTTGATCTAAATATTTTTGTATTTGTTTTTTAATATGATCGTTACCTACATATTCAGTAAGGTTTTTAGATCGATATTTTTCTACTAATAATGTATGTTCTTTCATTTTTTTACTTTATAACCATAATATGTGAAAATTTCATCACCTTTTTTTATATCTTTTGTTGCAAAAAAAGTAAAACTATCTAAATATTTTCTTGTAATTTTTTTATCTTTATATGTAATTTCTTTAGAGTTTGATGGACCTACCCACCAAGCATTTTGTTTTTCTTCAGAACTATTATAAATTGATCCAGTGCCTAAAACTAGGGCATATTTATTTTTTTTAGGGCTAAGCCAAAATCTGTAATCTTCAAAGAGAGAATAAGCCTTTGGGTAAGCAAGATAACGACATTCTTCTAATATTTCACCTACTTTAATATCATCAGTAGCAAATACTCCAAATCCACCATTTGGGATGGTTGATGTTTTTACCTCTAATTTTCCGCAATTATATAATATATCCATTTTTATAATTCATCCCCATAAATGTTGTACTTCTTTATAGGTTCAGGTTTTACTTCTTCTTCTGATGTTTTAATAGCGTATAATTTACTTCCAATAGGATCTAGTCTGTATTCACCTTTAAAGTTAGTGTCACCTAAGTAGGATTCCAAAGTATCTGTTAAAGACTTATGAATTACTTTTTTTGAATCATCTACTAGAGTCCATCTATCTCCAGGTGGTACTCTAGTAGCAATTAACTCATTTCTTTCTATAACCTTTGTTTTCATATTTCTTCTTTGATTATTGTAAATATACAACAACTTAATATAAACATTAATTTTAAAATCATATTACATCATTCCTCCCATCATTGCATTTGGATCAATTTCTGACATATTATCTTCTTTTGGTTTGTCAACAATTGTTGCTTCTGTTAATAGAATTGTTCCTGCAATTGAAGCTGCATTTTGTAAAGCATTTCTAGTTACTTTAAATGGATCTATAATACCTGCTTCTTTTAAATTAGTAGTTTCAAAAGTTTTAATATTATATCCTACCCAATCTAAATCCTCAACTTCTAATGATATTTCTTTTGCTTTTTCTTCAGTATAACCAGCATTAGTTAAAATTTGTAAAAATGGTTTTCTACATGCTTTTTGAACAATACTTGTTCCAAATTCAAAATCTTTATTTCCACTCAATTCTAAACCAAAAACAGCTCCTAATAAAGCAACTCCACCTCCAGGTAATATTCCTTCCTCAATTGCAGCTTTTGTTGCGTGTAATGCATCATCAACTCTATCTTTTTTCTCATTCATTTCAGTTTCAGTATTTCCACCTACATGAACAATCGCTACCCCACCTACAAATTTTGCCATTCTATCTTGTAATGATTCCATTTCAAATGGTGTTTGTGCATTTTCAATTTGTGTAGCTAATTCCTCTACTCTATTTGTAATAGCCTCTTCACTACCCTTACCATCAACAATTGTTGTTTTTTCTTTTGAAATTGTAGCTACTCTAGCTTCTCCAAACCATTCCCAACTGAATTTTTCAAGTTTCATTCCTTTTTCTTTGGTAAATACTTGACCACCAGTTAATGTGGCTATATCTTCTAAAACTAATTTCTTTCTATCTCCAAATTCAGGTGCTTTAACAGCACATACTTTTAATGTTCCTCTCATTTTATTCACAATAAGAGTAGCTAATGCTTCATTATCAATATCATCTGCAATTATGAGTAATGATTTATTAGTATTAGATACACCTTCTAAAATTGGTAGTAATTCTTTTACTTGAGTAAATTTATGATCAGCAACTAAAACATAAACATCATTTAAAGTTGATGTCATTGTATTGTTATTAGTTACAAAATAAGGTGATTTAAACCCTCTATTGAATTGCATACCTTCAACTGTTTCAAGATATGTTTCTCCTGTTTTAGATTCTTCAATATGAACAACACCTTCTCTACCTACTTTTTCCATTGCTCTAGAAATAAGTTTTCCTACTGTTTCATCATTGTTAGCTGAAATGGTTGCTATTTGTTCTAGTTGTTCAGGTGAAGAAACATCTTCATTTATTGATCTTAATTGTGCTATTACTTGCTCTACAGCAGCATCAATTCCTCTTTTAATATCTACAGCATTTGCTCCATCATCTAAAGCTGATAAACCGGCGTTAACCATTTCTCTAGCTAATAAAGTAGATGTAGTTGTACCATCAC